CAAGTTTTTCCTAGATCGTGCGAAGGAACCCTCTACTTGGCGCGGCGCTGCCGTCATGGTGGGCACGCTTGGCGTGGGGGTTAATCCCGATGCTATGCAGCAGATTGGTCTGGCTGTCGGTGCTGTTATCTCGGCCATCGAGATTTTCCGCAAGGAAAAATAAATGCCCCTCACTAAGCTGGTATTTAAACCGGGGGTAAACCGAGATCAAACCAACTACGCAAACGAAGGCGGTTGGTGGGAATGCAACAAAATTCGGTTTCTCTCAGGCTACCCCCAAAAATTGGGAGGATGGGCCAAGTATTCGGTAACTGCCTATCTGGGAGTATGCCGCACGCTTTTCAATTGGCTCGCTGCGCCTAACTACAATTACCTCGCGCTTGGCACTAGCTCCAAAGTTTACGTTGATAACGGCGGTACGCTTAACGACATCACGCCACTTCGGGCCACCTATACGGGCGCATCGGTGCCGCAAGACACCGACAACTGCCTTACCCCATCTGCTGGCTCTAACATAGTTACGGTAAACATCAATACACATGGGGCGGTAACCGGCGACTACATGACGTTTGCCGGGGTCGCTGCGATAGGAAGTATCCCCGCAACTAGCTTCAACGGGGTTCAGTTTTATGTGACGGTGGTGAACGCGAATCAGTTCACGATCACAGTAGACACCCTAGCCAGCACTTCTTCCCCCGCTGGTGGTACGGGTATCACAGCCTACTTCTATATCCCTTCCGGTAACGCAGTGGCTGCTGGAGGTACAGGATGGGGCGCTCCTCCGTGGGGCGGATCTGGTACGTCTCCTACCACGGGTTGGGGCATTGCGGCGGTTAGCCCAATTTCAAACCCCCTTCGGTTTGTTTATTTTGCATCTCGGTACAACGGGAGTACCAATTACACTGATTTGTTGTTCAACATTAATAACGGCCCAATTTATATTTGGGCGGTAGACCCTAGCTTTACGTTCCCTACCACTAATGCAGTAGCATTGTCGGGTACGCAAGTGCCACAGCAAGTTGGGCAGATTCTCTACGATACTTACAGCGGTATTTTGATGGCGTTTGGCGCTACGCCCTACGGTGCAAGTAGCCCGTACACAATTGAGCCTTTGCTAGTGCGGTGGGCAAGTCAGGATGACTATACCAACTGGGATCCCGCAACGCCCGCATCCTCCACCGCCGGGTTTCTTACAATCCAAACCGGCTCAACCATTCTTCGTGCAATCTCCAACCTTGGTGAAATCCTTGTATTCACGGAACGATCGATAACCTCAGTGACATTCACTGGGTCTGACAGCGTATTTTCTCAGAAACTTATTTCTTCTGAAATTTCACTTATTGGCCCTAACGCCGTTGCGGTTGTCAACAACGCGTTGTATTGGATGGGGACGGATAAGTTTTTCTCCTACAACGGGCGCGTGGATACTCTCCCTTGCACTCTTCGCCAACACATATTTGAGAACATTAATTGGACTCAATCTCAGCAATTTTTTGCTGCGCCCAACGAACGGTTTTTTGAAATATGGTGGTTCTACTGTTCTTCTGAATCGACCACCATCGACAAATACGTCATTTACAATTACGCCGAAGGCCCAGCCGGTATTTGGTACTACGGGGATTGTCTTGCAACGACTTCTCCTGTTGCCACTGAAGGTATGAGCCGTACCGCGTGGTCTGATTCACCCCTGCGGCAATACCCCCAAGGGGCGAGTGGGGACGATAATTACCTGTATAATCATGAGCAGGGCGTGGATGCGGGCACACTTCCGATGACTTCGTACATTACCTCCAACAACTTTGACCTTGAGCCGGATGGGAACAAGTTCATGTTGGTACGCCGACTCATCCCTGATGTGTCGTTTGCGAGATCTACCACTGCTTCCGGGGTTAGCCCCACCGTAGATTTCACGTTGTACCCGCGTAACTTCCCCGGCTCGGCCTATATGACTTCCAACTCGGAAGGGCAGGATTTCTCACGTTCAGTCACGCAAAGTTCTGGGTCAACGGTGTCGGTAGAACAGTATACGGAGCAGGTGTTTGTCCGTGCGCGTGCCCGCCAGATGGGGGTTTCTATCGAGTCTTCTGGTGTTCTTGGGGTCAATTGGCAGTTGGGTGCTCCGCGTCTTGATATGCGTGAAGATGGTACACGGGGTTAGTTGTGGCGTTTGATCAGTTTAAATCTCCGCGTATCCCCGGTGCGCCTAGAGAATACGAGTTTCCATACTTCAACCAGCTTGCGCGGGCGTTGGATAACTTTTTTACGAATTTTGATTCCCGTGCTGGAATCAACGTGGACAGCATGTCCACCAATCGGCTCGTTACCCCATTTACCGCGCTTACGGTAGTTAATGGCGCAAACGACAATCTCGTTATTCCGGCGACTACGTTCTTTAGAATCTCAGCCCCTACCTCGGCGTTTTCGATTACAGGGATTTTGACGGCCAACGCAGTAAATGATTCTGCTGGGGCGTTGGCTTTTTCCGCGCTAGATGGACAGCAAGTGGTGCTATATAACGCCACGGCAAATGTCATGACGATTGCAAATCAAAGTGCAAGTAGCACCGCACCAAATCGCATTATCACGAACACCGGGGCCGACATCGTTACGACAGGTTCTGGAGTGACGACGCTTATTTATTCAAAAGCAGATGCACGCTGGGTCGTCATCTCAGCGCAGCTTTAGGAGTTTGGTATGGCCGGTATTGCTTCCATCGTAGACCCCAACTCCCTCGTTGCCCGGAAGTTCGCTACTGGCGGCGCTGCGAAAAAACCCGCGTTTAACTCAGAAGCGGCGGCGCGGGCGGGGCTTTTGTGGCAAGGGCAGCAAGTTAACCCCCCGACCTCGACGGCTAAGACCCCGGCTAAGACCCCGGCTAAGACCCCGGCTAAGACCCCGGCTAAGACCCCGGCTAAAGCTCCTGCTTCAACCGGGACTACGCTTGATTTTTTTGGGAACGCTGCACCTATTAGGTCTCAGATGCCGGTGCCAGCGGGGCCATCTGTCCCCGCATCTGTTGTTATGGCGAACTCACCATTTGTCTACAGCGGAGATTGGGCGTATCTAAATGACCCGCAATATGCAGGGCTAAGAAAAGCTATTCAAAGCGGTTCTTATAAACCGGGGATGGACATTTTTTCCTTTGCGGCTAATCAGCCTACGATGGAAGACCCCGGTGCCTATTTAAAGGCGGCGCTTGCTACAAACACTGCTGCCACCCGAACCCCCGGTTCACTTGCTGCGGGGGCGCTAGATCGTTCCAGTCCTTCTGCACTTAAAAACACGTTAGACTCACAACTTAGAAGTTACAACCTAAATAATTGGTGGGACGGGTTTAAGAAAAACCAATACAGCACTATCGAAAAAGGAACGATGGTCAACGATGTTGCCTTTGGGGAGCATTCGTTTGGTAAGGGTAGTGCGGCAGATCTAAAGAGACGTTCTGAAACCCCCGGTGCGGGGCTTTCCTATTTAGGGATTAACCCTAACGACCCCAATGTAGACACGATTGCTCAGAATTGGATCGACTACATGAAGGCAAACCCCGAAAAACAACCCAATTCCAAATGGATCCAAGAAGGGGAATGGGGCCGGTTTGATTCCAAAATGCCGGGGTACGACGTTCTTCGCGGCCAATTTCCTGACGCTAAACCTTCTCAAATTATTGACACGCTGGCGCGAATGGAGTTTGGGCAATCTGCGCTTAAACCCCAAGAATTTGATTTTAGTAAAATCATCGACACCCTTGCTACGGTTGCGCTGGGGTTTGTGAACCCTGCGCTTAGTGCCGCGTATAATGCAATTCAAACTGGCGTCAGAGGCGGTGGGATTGGCGACATTGTTTTATCTGGTATGGGTGGATATGCCGGCGGACAATTTGGCGCTAATTTGGCGGGCAATGTTGCTCAAACCGGACTCCTGTCCGGGATAGGCACGACGCTTAAGCAAACAGCGACGGGCTATATCGACTCCTTAGGGAACGTCTTCGATAAAGCCGGCGATATTATTACCAACCCTCTTGGGGAGCTTAGTAAAGGGATTGATTTTGTAGGGGATAAACTCACTAATTTTGGTGATGAACTAAGTCAGTTTGGGAGCGACCCGTTTGGGTACACTGGCGACGCGCTTACCAACGCTGGGAATAAAGTTTGGAATAACGTAACTCAAAAGTGGGAAGACATTACAAGTATTCCCGGAAAAGCTACTGACGCGGTGAACAAAGGGATCACTAGCTTATCCGAAGCAGGTAACAATGTTAAAGATTTTGTTACTGGGATGCCCACTGGAACTACTAATGCCGTTAATAATATGGATGCGGTTTTTACCGACCCAAATTACAACCCCCTTGATTTAGAATGGAACCCCACTGCGGGGGTATATGTAGTACCTTCAAGTGGTTGGCAGCAATATGTAGATAGTTTTAAAGACATAAAACCACATACTATCGGTGGGTTGGGCGACGATCCAAGAGGGGGTGTTTGGACTGGATCAGGAACTTCAGCAGACCCGTTTAGCACTTTTTTACCCCAAGGAGAAACCGGCCCTTGGACTGTATATGCGGGCGGCGCATCGGGTGGTGGATTAGGTTCGCTTGCGGAAACCGTAGGGGGGATAACTAACGCTCTTACGGGTTTTGACGCTGGTATTGGGCAAGGGGCTTTTAATAACACCACGGGGCGGTGGGATCAAATTGTTACTGATGCTATTCCCACTAACAATGCTAATACCTCTGGCTCTACTTTTGGTGGTTCTGCGGATGTAAACCGCCCGCTTGACCTTGATACCCTCAATCAGGGGGGCGGGAATACTAACCCCAACATTAATCTGAATACCACCATTCCGGGCGGGGAGAGTTCTGTATTAACAAACCTTAGCGGTCTTGGGAGCCTCACAAATCTTGGTAGTGAATCTACAGTTGATACGTCCCCTGACGGTCTTGGGAGCCTCACAAACCTTGGTGAGGGCAGTACGTCAACTACTCCTTCCCCACTGGATTTATACAAAAATCAGTTTGAAAGCACTACCCCTGCGGGCGGGACTTCAACTTCTACGGATACCACATTCCCTGATTTCACGGGCGGGTCTTCGTCCTCTACGGGAACTACGGATGGATCTACGGATACTACGTTCCCTGATTTTACGGGTGGGTCTACGGGAACTACGGGAACTACGGGTTCTACGGATGGATCTACGGGTTCTACGGATGGATCTACGGGTTCTACGGATGGATCTACGGATACTACGTTCCCTGATTTTACGGGTGGGACTTCGACTTCTACGGGAACTACGGGAACTACGGGAACTACGGGAACTACGGGAACTACGGGAACTACGGGTACTACGGGTACTACGGATGGGTCTACGGGTACTACGGATGGATCTACGGGTTCTACGGGCACCGAAACCGGCACGGATACGGGGGGCGGGGCTACTTCCGGGGGGACTGGTACTTCTGGGACTGGGGATACTAATGGGAATGGAACCGGGGATGGAACCGGAGATGGAACCGGAGATGGAACCGGAGATGGAACCGGGGATGGCAGTCCTTCTGGTGGTACTCCTTCTGGTGGCACTCCATCCAGCGGTAACAACGCAATTAACCCTGTAAAATTTAATCCAGTTGATTATTTAGGTGCGGCACCGATGCAAGATTACAAACCATCAGCTTATCAGGACATTTCAAATTTGAAGTCGTCCGGGTTTATGTCTCCATTACTTGCTGCGGCACAGGCTAAAGGATTACTTCCGATGTCTTCCTTTGCGTCTACCCCCGAAGGTGCTGCGGCAGCGGCTCCCCCGGTTAACCCGAATATGGGGTTCAATCCGGCGGCTAACCCCGTTTGGGATCCCTTCGGTGTCACCGCTTCCAACGCTCCCGTTGCGTCTTCCAATCCAATCTGGGATCCGTTTGGTATGAACTCATGGAAAAAATCTAGTTACGCTACAGGCGGCGACGTTTATTCCCGAGATGCTATGAACCCAATGGGTGGCGCACCTGTTTCGCAATACGGCATTGCTGCGCTTATGCGTGGAGGATTAACTAAAAATAAACCAGTTGAAGGTTACCTCGACGGCCCCGGAGATGGCATGAGCGACTCTATTGTCGCCACCATCGATGGAGACCAACCGGCTCGGCTTGCTGATGGGGAGTTTGTTATCCCTGCGGATGTGGTAAGTCACCTTGGTAATGGGTCTAGCAAAGCGGGGGCAAAGGTGTTATACGCCATGATGGATCGTATTCGGGAATCCCGCACGGGCAATCCTAAACAGGGCAAAGAAATCAAGCCCCACAAATTTTTGCCCGCGTAACGGCATTAGGAGAATACAATGGGATTATTTAATGCTTCCGTATCTGGTGACGCTTCTTCCATCCAAACGACCGATGGGAAAAAAACCAGTAACACAGAATTCTCCAAAGACATCAAAGACCTAATTACGTCGGCTGGTACTCAAGGTACAAAAGCGTACACCGCGCCGTGGGAGAAACTTGACGCTTCTACATACATCGCCCCGGCTAACATCGCGCAGAATAGTTATTGGACTAATACACAAAATCTTCAAAGCCCAGATGCTTTTGATAAATCCAAAACGGCGTACACGGGGATTGGGGATAGTACGTTCAATCAGGCGCAAGCCACGCAGTACATGGATCCGTACCAGAAGAACGTCACCGACACCACTATGGCCGAACTTAAACGGCAATACGACGAACAACGGGGGCAATTGGGGCTACAGCGAGCATTGGGCGGCGGGTTAAATTCCAGTGGGTATGCGTTAGCGTTAGCGAAAGCGGGCCAAAATTACGGAAATACCGCCGCTTCTACTTACGCGCAGCTACAACAGCAAGCGTATCAAAACGCTATGGCGCAGTACAACGCGGAACAAAATAGACAGCTTCAAGCTGCTCAAGGGTTAGCTTCACTTGGGTCTAATATTAGTTCTTCTGACCTTGCTCGTTTACAGGCCCAAGGGTTGGCGGCAACGGATGAATATAGCCTTGCCCAGCGTCTGAAAGACCTTCAGTTGGAAGAAGCTAAGACGGCCCGAGAACAGCCTATGAAGACCGCAACTAACTACGCTAATTTTATCTCAGCGTTGCCAAGAGAGCAGTTTCAAACGGCAGAAACTGACGATACGACAACAGTGTATGGGACTGACCCGTCAGTTATGAGCGATATTTTCAGCACTTCCGGGGGTATCTTAGGGTTGTTGAATATGAATAAACAGCTTAAAGAAGGCCCAGATGGTAAAGGTATTTGGGAAACAATTAAGGGTCTTTTCTCATGAGCATCGCATCCCCCAATATCATAGAGTTCCAGTCCCAGTTGCGGAAATTGCCTAACCCCGCTCTGAAGCAGATGGCGGATACACTAGACCCGTCCGACCCTAAAAAGTTGTTCGTCGGGCTGGAAATGTCATCCCGATTAAAAGCCCAGAACGCTGCTAAAGCACAGCAAGCACCCAAGCAGACCGTAGTAGCAGGGCTTGGGGCTGCGCTATCTCCGAAACCTCCTATGCCGCCCCAAGGTATGCCCCCGATGCCGCCCCAAGGTATGCCCCCGATGCCCCAAGGGATGCCTCCGGGAGTGCCGGGGATGGGTGCTACACCTCCTCCCCAGATGCCGCCCCAAGCCCCGCCGCAGATGCAGGCTGGTGGGTATGTGCATGACTACGGCGTCGCTTCTCTTCCCTATGTTCCTAAATACGAACACGGTGGGATTGTGGCGTTTAGCGGGAAAGAGAAAAGCGAAGTTAAAAGTGACCCTACAGCAGAATATTGGGCGCATGTGAACGAAGTTGGCCCTCAATTTAACCCCCCACAAAAACTTTATGGGGTTCCACTTTCTAGCCCGGATGATGCACTGGCTGTCGCAGAATCAATGTCGGCTCCTGTGCTTACCCCCACCTCGTTGGCTATGGCTGTACAACAAAATATAGCGCAACAAACTGAAGCTAAAAATAAAAATGAAGCAATTTCAGCGACTGCGGGGCAAAGTTATGGGCGTAAACCCCTTGACCCAACTACTGGGATGTCTGGCGAAGAGCTACCCCCCGCAGCTTCATCTAGTTCCCCGGATTTTATGACTCTCCTAAACAACATCGGTGCAAGCTCTGGTATGGGAAAGGGGTCAAGCTACCCCAATCTTATCCCGGGAATCGAAGAAAGAAAGCAGCTTGCACTAGACTATTTAAAGGACGCGGAGCGATTTGCGCCTCCTACACAAACCTACCAGTCGATTGCCGCAGAAAGAAAAGCCGCGCAGGGGGCTAACCCTAACTACGACCCTGACTACTTCAAAAACAGAAATGCTCTTCTTGAGGAACGATACAAGGAACAGCAAAAAGGCTTTGCGCCTTCTGCGATGAATAATTTAGCTATGGCGCTATCTGCTGCTGGGGCTGAAGGGAGCTTTAGGCGGGGGATTGCTGCGTTTGGTAAATCCATAAACGAAGGAAATGTAAGATTCTCTAAGGAAATTAAAGACGCTCGCGACCACTTCCAAAACCAAAAAGACCTTAACGACGCTGCAAAACAAGCCGAAGCTAACAACGACATAACGTCAGCTATACAGCTTAAAGCAAAAAGCGAAGAAGATAATAGGCAGTTTTTGGCGAAGCAACGCGAAGCGCAATATCAGGCTTTGTACAATACCAGTAGAGAAAAAGATGCAGCCAAGCTTAGCGAGGCTGAGTATAACCAAAAACAAGCTATTGCTGATAGAGCGGTAAATTTAAGGCTTAGACTAGCTGGACTTAGTTTGGCAGGGAAACTATCCGATAGAGAAATGACTTATGCGGTAGAGTTAGCTAAGTTACGCGAAAAAGGTAAGCTTACTCCAGATAAATTAGCGCCGATTATGGCGAAATTAATGCCCGAAATTGACGAGCAAGCCGCGCAAGACGCAAGAACATTGGGCTTTGAATTTGAAAAACTGCCGTCAGATAAACAGCAGCAATTGCGTAATGCGGCAGGGGGGAAAGTGCGCGACCGACTACTCTCGCTAAGCGGAGCCACATCGGCTGTTTCTGGCAATACCATCACTGGCGTTACCCTCGGAGCGCCCCCTGCCCGCCCCCCGGGAATAGCGGGTTTGGGATTGGGGTCGGGGGTGGTTGATGTTGCAGCTGAAGATCTCGGGGACGACCAATAATGCCTAAATATACGGTCTCTACTGCGGATGGTCGGCAGTTTGCCATCAACGCCCCCGAAGGCGCATCGCAAGCGGATATCCTCCAATACGCACAAAGCAATCTGGGTCTCGCCCTTCCGGGGGAGTCGCAACAAGAGATGACCCCAGAAGATATCCTCGCCGACGTCAACCCCGACAGAGGGTTCTTTGGTGCCACAGGTGCCGGCCTGTCTCGCGGGTTCACTCGGCTTGGTTCTACGTTTGGGGATGTGCTCCCTGCACTGGGGGCTAGCGCCCTCGGGTTCGACGACTACGCCAAACGGCAGATGGAAGAAGCGGCGGCTACGGAAGAGCAGCTTCAACGCACTAACCCTACACAATTCCGGTCTCTCAGTGATATCAAAGGAGCGGGGGATTTTCTTCCTTTTGTAGGGGAAACCGTTGGTGAGCAGGTTCCTAACCTTTTAACGTCCCTTATCCCCGGCGGTGTCGGCGCTGCTGTAGGTCGTCGGGCGGTAGTCGGCGCGGCTGAGAAACAACTTGCTGGGCTGGCTGAGAAGCGGCTTGCGGGCGCGGCGGAACGTCAGCTTCTTAAGAAAACTGCGGCGGCGGAAGGGCTTGCTCCTGAGTTTGCGGCGGTTCCGGGGGAAATGGCAGCGGCAGTGCGTACCGCAGCAACTACTCCCAAGGCTATCCAAGCGTCCGCAGAAAGCATGAAGCGGCTGCTGCCGAAGACGTTGGGGGATGAAGCGGCAAATACTGGCGCGATGGCGGGACTTTATCTTGGCTCTGTGGCGCAGAACGCGCCCGAAATCTTCCAGAATATTTACGACCAAACGGGAGAGTTTGCCCCCGGTGCGGCCCTTATTGGTGGTGCCATTGGCGGTGCGTTGGACTCGATCCTTCCCGCCCAGCTTCTTAAGGTCGTGCGGGGTAACCCTGCGCTTAAAGCCGAGATCGTTGCAAGAATTGCGGAAGGCAAAGGAGTTAAATCGGGGTTTCTGCCCGCGCTTAAGAGCGGCGCAGTCGGCGCTGCCAAGGGTGTCGGCACCGAGGGCTTAACCGAAGCGGCTCAGGAAGCCATCTCTATCCAAGCCGAACGCATTGTCGGTGACACGCAAGAGGCTTGGGGGTCGGAAGAGTTCGACCGTTTGATCGAGAGTGGCGTGCGCGGTGCGGTGGCTGGCGGCGTCTTTGGCCCTGTTGCTGGTGCGGTGGATTACGGGCGTCAAACGGGTGTTATTGCAGAAAGAGAAAAAGCCCAGCGTGCGGAAGAAGAAGCAGCGGCGAAAATTCAAAAGGATGCAGAGGAAGCAGCGGAACTGGCAGGGTTACCAGAACGCTATCAAACCATAGACGCTCGCTTGCAAGAAGCTGAAACCAACCTTGCCGCTACTCCGGGGAGTAAGCAGCTTCAGATCCAGCGTGATCAGGTTTTAGCTGAGCGCAAAGCTTTGGAGGCTAGGGAGACTTTTCTTAAGACGCCCCCAGAAGAACGCGCCAAAGTCGAAGCTGCAAAAGAACAGGCTCCCGCAGTGGAAGGGCCGAAAGCCGCACGGGACTATACGGTTTCTGACTTACTTAAAGAACTCGGCGTCACTGAGCAAGAAGCCGCTGCGGCAATCAAAGAGTACAACAGCCGCCCCGATAAACCAGCGGGGGAAGAAAACTTCCGTGTGGGATTCAAAGACCTTGCAAGAGGGGATGTTGCCAATAAATTTTCGACGCTGCTGGATATTCTTCAGCCCCGCCACATTGCCGACATCAAGGACGACACCGATGCTCAGTTAGAGTTTGGCCGTCGAGTGGACGAGGTTAAAGCCACCCATCCCAATCTCCAGTCCGATCAAATCGAGGCCGACAGGATTGCGGGGATTAAGCCCACGCAGTTTGGGAAAGAATTCAAGGCTATCACTGGGGACGCCAAGATCACTGCGGAGAACGCCCCGCAAATCTACACTGCGCTTGTGGCTAGGCGCGATCAGGTAAAGCCTCACAACCCCCCTCTTGCAGACTTCTTTGACGCTCAGATCCAGAAGTTCAACCTGCTAAAAGAGGCACAGGCGACCGCGCTTAGCGGCCCAGTAGCAGCCCCAGAAGTTGCACAGAAGGTGGTGACCCCAGAAGTAACCCCGGTAGAAGGCCCGTCACAAGAAGAAGTAGAGAAAGCCCAGCAAGAAGAATATGACCGTCAAGAAGCTGCGGATCAGTTAGCGAAGGATATTGCTGACGAGCAGACGGATATGGCAGAAAAAGACTTTGAGGTTTCTCAGAATAAGGAACAAGTTGAGCCAGACACGGGGGCGATAGAGTATCTCCAGAAAAACATAGACCCCCGCTATGGGAGGATCATCGAATCCTCTGAACAATTTGGGGCGTTGTCTAGAAGGGGTAATGACTACACTGCCCTAAATAAAATGGTGGGTAGAAGAATTGCGCTTGACCACCTTGCGGGCAACATCACGCTCTCAAAGAAGTTTGATAAAGACTCTCCGGAAAAACGCCAAGAACATCTTGATTACGTTAACACAGATGAATTTGGTGCAGATTCTTTAGATTTCTCCAGCACTAAGGAAGTAGATGAGGCGGGTAACCTGTCGCCTTATTCGGCACTATTCCAGCGGTCTGGCGGGGAGCATGGCAAGAAGTTCTACAACTCCCTGACTTGGGAAGAACAGCAATACGTCAAAAACAAAGTCCGTGAGCTTAGTGATACAGAGATGTCCGTTGAGCAAACTCGTCTTGCTGCGGAACCAGAAGAAGAGACCACTGCTGAAGGAGATACTTTAGAAGAAGCTATTGCGAGTAAAGAAGCTCTTCCGGGGTTATACGCCAAACAGAATGAGATCGCAGGCAAAATTGCCGAGATGACTGAGCAAGGAGCTTCGGAGTCAGCGATAGCGGCGGTATTGAAAGAAAAGCCTGATCTTACTTCTGAGCAAGCTGCGGAAAACGCTAAGAACAGAGAACTAAAAGCACTTCAAAAAGAAGCCAGTAGAGTTTCAAGGCAAATTGCTAAATCAATAGAACTGCAAGATGCCCCCACGGTTAAAGAGTTAAATACTCTTTCAGAACATATTAGAGCTATAGAAAACGATATTGCTAGACCTATAGAAAAAGTAGTCCCTGCTACAGTACGGGACTCTGGCGTCGAAGGAGCACCAGAAGCGTATTTTAGAGGATGGCAAAAGAAACTCCGCGAACAACTTGCGGAAGCTAAAGATCGATATACCTTTGGTGCGGATGTTCTTGAAGGAGCATTTAACCGGCTCCGCAACGGTGTCGTCCGAGTAGGGCGTTCGCTTGAATCCGCTCAAAGAATCAAAGGGCCAAATGAGTCTGCGCTTCGGGGAGCGTTGGAGGGTCAGTACGAAAAACTTCGTAAATTTGTAGACCTCCACCCACAGTTTGATTATCTCGTTAAAGAAGAAGAACTTCGTAAGGCATTCCCCACCTATCGACCCCCGGCGGTTGCGACTACTCCTGAGAAAGCTATCGACAGCCTTTCCCGTGCGATGGGTAGGAACATTGGCAAAGTGGTTTCGGTTACGACGACCCCCGAAAAAGCGGGGTTAAAGAACGTCCCGGCTGGCGCACGCGCAATGGTGTCCCCGGAAGGGAAGGCATACCTTTTCACCGACATGATCCCCGAAGGGGATGAACTTTCTGTATTCCTGCACGAGTTTGGCGATCATCTGGGGATGCGTGCATTAGTAGGAAATGGTAACTACAACTATCTTGTCAACAAAGTCAAAGAATGGGCAGCGAACACCAAGAGCGATAGTCGGGAAAGTCGTCTTGCTCGTAAAGCACTGAAACGAGTTCCAAAAAAGACAGATGTTGATGATGAAATCTTAGCTTACTTTATTGAAGAAGCAGTTCGCGATGGGATCAATCCCAAAGATTTACAATCTTCCGTGAAGCCCGAAACTTTGTCGGAATCCTTAAAAGCATTTTTCAACAAAGTCATGGGTGGGGTTAAAAACCTACTTAGCAAACTGCGTCTTAACCCCGAAAATATCAAAGCCCAAGACATTGTGGATCTTGCGTATGGCGCTGCTCACTTAGAGTTAGACGAAAAAATAAACGCGCTAGAGGCGGCCCCGGCTCCAGTAGTAAAAACAAAACGAGCTAAAAAACTTCCCAAAGCCAAGTTCTCTATGGCCCCTGCGGGGGAATTCGTTTCTGCGCCTCGGGTTCGTAGAGACACTCCCGCCCTAGTCACTATGCGAGAAGATCCTATTGGCGCAACCGAGACCGTATCGGATGTACAGACTGTTGCCGAAAGGATATTTGGTTTGATGGATAGCATCGTGGATGCGGCACCGGAGTGGTCTCAGAAAACGCTTAAGGCGGTGCAAAACGCGATTGAAAACCCAGTTGCTAAGGACTCCCGTTCGCTCATCAACGATGCGTTAAGCCTTAGGGAACTTGCGGAGGAAAACAAAACTTCTAACCCAGAAATGTCTACCGCTATCTTAGATTTGCACAAAGCGGTGTCTAAGCGAGATTTTAGGGCGGCTACTTACCTCCAAGAAATGGAAAAATTTTACACTAGCGCCAAAAAACGTTTGGGCAAATTTGATCTTAATACCCAGAAAATGTTCCATAATCTCGTGCATCAGTCCACGTTGAAACGAATTCAATTTGATAAATCGGAAAATAAAGGACACCCGCTGACCAAACAATTTGAGTCTATGAATGCGGATTTACAGAAACTGTATTTTGAATTACGAGATCAGTATGCGGGTATCTTGCAGAAATTCTTAGACCAGATTGATACTTCTGAGGTTCTTGGCCCAGCAAGTAAGGTACTTGCCAAACTGATGGCTAAGCAGATCACTCCTTATTTCCCGTTGTTCCGCCGTGGGGACTTTTGGCTGCGGTATGTAGACCCTACCACTCAAGAAGACTGGGTGCTGGCGTTTGAGAACAATAGCGACCGGCGTGATGCTGAGCGGTTTTTGAAGTCCAACGGTATGAAAGAGATCACACCGTTCCGGCGTCCTAAAGAAGTGACGATGGATAACCTTCCACCGACCAGACAGTTTAGGGACATCATTAAACTACTGGAAGAAAAGCTGCCCAGAGACCCTACCACCAAAGAGATGACCCCTTCGGCGCAGGACGCCCTTAACGAAGTATACGGCACATGGCTCACCATGTTCCCCACCCAATCCATCATGCAAAATTTCCGGCCTCGTAAAGGCACGCTTGGTTTTAGAGAAGATTCTCTTGCCAACTTTGCAGAGGTGGGTAGCCGCATGGCGATGAACGTCGCGCAGTTTGAGTCCATCCAGTCAATCGATAAGGCTATTAATGCGGCTAAGGGCGCTAGAGGAAACCGCCCCAACGCCAAAGACAACGCGGCATGGGAGAGCATCCAGTCCAGAGTACCATTCCTCAAGAACCCCGTGCAGAAAGATGGGTTTGTGGGTGCTCTGGCGGCAAAATCTGGGTATCTGTCGTATGTTTATTACTTGATCGGCAATCCGTCCACCGCGATTGCTAACTACATGCAGCTACCCATTATTGCGGTGCCGGTGCTCGGTAGTCGATATGGTTATACAGAAACCACGGCGGCTTTTTCAAAAGCCACATATATGTATTTCAAAGGTGGGTATGACGACAACACTACTATGGGTAACCCGCTTACTGGGAGACCAATGGCGGATCGGTCGATCATGGGGGATAAATCGAAACTGTCTCCAGAGCACCGAGAATTGTTTGAAGCTGGTTTAGAGCAGTCGGCGTTCACTAGAACTGTCGGCCAAGAACTACTAGAAGTACGCCGTAAAGGACTTTCTGATCCGACAAGCATGACGCTAAGAGTACAGACTTGGCTCAGCCGGATGTTCACCAACGTAGAACGCCACAACCGGGAAGTCACTCTCCTTGCTGCTTATGAACTTGCCCGTAAGGGAAGCAGCACCCGTAAAAAACTTGACCACGCGCAAGCCATTGAGGAAGCGATTAAGGCCGTGGAAGAAATCCACTCTTCCTCTAAAGCGGAACTTGGGCCAGCTTTGGCGCAGACTGGTTTTGGCAAAATCGCTTTCACGTTTAAGCGCGTGATCATGTCCATGCTGTATTTGCAGTACAAGCTAAGCAAGCAAATGCTGGCGGGGGCTACTCGGGAAGAAAAGTACGAGGCGCTTAAGGCTCTAGCCGGAACTAACATCATGTGCTGGACGTTCGCAGGGTTGAAGGGCGTTCCTGTTTTTGGTGCGGTATCGATAGCGGCTTCGCTAACTAAATCTATCATTGACAAAATCGATGACGACTACGATGACGAACCTTTAGATCCGTACAAGTATGTGCTAACCCACTGGGGACGCATGGCATCGAATGGCCCGCTTGGCGTACTTACCAACATCGACTGGAGCAGCCGTACAGGACTGGGCGCAGACTCCCTTTGGAAAGGTGACCCTCAAACACTTTCAGAAAGTGGCCCGTTAATCTATATGATTGAAGCGTTAGGTGGCCCTGCGTATGGCATTGCAAAAAATACATGGGAAGCCATAAAGTTTTATTACCGTGGGGATACCTACCGTGCCATTGAGACTGCTGTTCCGGCAGCGGTGAAAAACCCAATGAAGGCTTGGCGGTATGCAACAGAAGGTGTTCGGAACCAGAAAGGCTACAAGATCATAGACGACCCGACTGGGTGGGAACTCTTCACGCAGGTTGGCGGGTTCACTTCTGACCGTTTGTCAGAAACTTATGAACGGAACAACATTGCTTCAGCGGAACAACGCCGAGGGAGAGAGTTAAAAAGCAACCTTCTTGCCCGTAGAAATCTAGCCAAATACGCTAGAGATCGCGATGAATTAAATGACGTAGAAGCGGATATTAGGCAGTACAACCGAAGTGTGTGGGGCCGAGAAGATAAAATTGATGGGGAAACTAAAGAGAAATCTTGGAACGGTTGGAATCAACAAATGAAAGATTCCGTCAACGGTTTATCCCTTGATAATAAACATCGTAAACGTCTTATAGAAAGCGCGGGATTAGAGGATATTGGAGAAGACTAACCCCGGTAATGGGCCGGGGTTGTTGGGGCCAAGGGTATGGCTACTTAGATTTATATACACGCCATACCCGCACTCCTCTTATCCCATTCTCTATCGATAGCCGCACTACTACTAAAAACCCTCGTTTTTTGCATTCGTCTTTGATTATCTTCTTGGCGTATTGCCAATTCAAAACTGGGATAAAAAACGAAGAATACGGCTTAAACTTATCCCACTCTACGTTAAACTTAATTGTGTGAATCCGCATTACCTACCCCACCTAAAAACGATTCGTCAAACTCGTACTGGAACACATAGGTATTAACCGGCGGTGCGCCCACTACCTTAGTGCCTTTGCCTAAGCGTTTCTTTCTCTCCTTCAAAAACAACCCTTCAGCTTTCATAGTTTTAAGCAAGTCATTACAGATCACCCGGTGTTCGGCGCAATACTCCTTGAACACTTTGCTAGAAACATAGACCAGCTTAGTGTCTGGCTCCATGCGAATTAACAAATGGTTCCGGGGTTCTTGCAAGGGTAAGCAAGGGAGGTTGGTCTTAGGGTCTAAACTATCTCTAATGACGAGCGTGTTGCCGACGTTTTGATTTATGAACTGCCCAAGGAAGTCGGTGTTAGACACCTTCTGATCAGATACGGCACGGCGCAGATCAGGCACCATTTCATCGAGTGCCCACTTGAGGATGCGCTGAATATCCCAATCAAGGATCCCAAGCTTCACGGCGATGAGACCTCCGGTGATGTTAGCTGCGATGACCGCCGACCAATACCTGTCCCGGTTGCTGAACTTGCAGTAGTCATCTATATAAGCCTGCACCTCATGGTAAAGCTTAATCGCCTCAGGTAGGTTGCTCACTAGCCACTTGATGAATAACTGCCCTGCCATGCCGTAGTTCTTGTTCAACGTCTCTTCAAATAACTTGTAAGCCTCGCGCTTATCCAAAAGATTCGTAGCGTTAATCCGGTACTCCAGCAACCGCATCACCTCACCGTTAGCCATAGACTTGTGGGAGGCTAACACTTCCGTCATCGACGCATTAGAAGAACCAATCCCGATAGTGCTCCATGTGGTGTCGTTCTTGCGCTCCATGTTAGTGAGAGCTTGCATACGCCCCGGCCCCTGACCTTGGGACACGGAATACAGGAGCCGGGAAATATCTTCCGGCTTCATATTCGTAAGCTCATCTGCGGTAAACGCCAAGTTGTTCAGCACCCCCAACCGGAACAGTTTGTGGGCTAAGGTGTCCGATTCCTTCGACATTAGCTCGTTAGGGTGACCATAGAAGCTGTTGATCATCCGCAGAATTGTCGTTTTCCCCGTTCCTGAATCTTTGTTTATCAGATTAATGAACGCCCCTTTGTAGTTGGAGTGCCGCATGAGTGGTGCCCCCAGAGCGGTTAGGACTGCAAACGCATGAGGCTCGAATCCGGGCTTGTTATAGACGTTAGCGACCTTCTGCCACTCGGCGTATTCCCCTTGGCAGTGCATCCACTGTGCGACAGACAGCGTAGTCTCAGACGGGGGGCTATACCTGATCTCGGTGGCAGAAATTTCTTTATCTCCCACCACAAATCTTGAGTTGTCCTCAACCCATCCCATCTGCTGACGCAAGACTTCTGCATCATTAGTGAACTGTTGAAACTTAGCGCACTCCACTAGATAACCCATAATCCCATCCACTAGATTTGGCATACAGATACAACCATTCCCCGCAAGCAGTTTGCGTAGTTCCTCTTTTGAACTCATCACTGACAGAGGAATCACAAATTCTTTTGGCTTGTCTTTGGGTAAATGGATTCTAGCTAAAACCAACTCACCCCGGTCTTTGTCCCGCATACGTTTGACAATAAACAAATCATTCTCGTAAACCAATTTCGGTTCTTCATCTTTGACATCTTTATATACCCCACCATTTTTAGCTCGGAAGAACGGATACGGCATAGGGGGGATTGGGTACAGGATTGTCAGCCCTTCTTCCTCAACCTCTAATACCTCTTCTTCGACGGGCGCTTTCTGTATCTCAGTACCCAGTACGATAGGACTACGAATACGCTCCTTGTGCGGACAACCCTCGCATTTTTCCGGATTGAGGCTTTCAAAGATGTCGCACCGATACGGCTTATTCTCAAGCCTGTCGGCCTTGAGTTCCGTTTCTTCTCTGCTGTAATCCTCGTGCTGATCGGAGATAGCATGGACAGCGATTTCCCAATCAACGCAGTTGCGGGCAATCGAAAGCCCCGCACGCCACAAAGGCTCAGGAATCTCCTCCTGCTTAGTCAGGATGTACTCAAGCTGAGCACAGCCCTTACCCTCAACAATCCGCTCAACAATCTTCTGGAAACTAAACTTCCTATCGCCCACCAATTTTTTCATCAGGGGGCTAAGCCCCGGCTTGATATGCGACGGCGTAGGTGGCAGTGGGTTGAACGCGGCAATCGCGACTTTGAGCAGATCTACATCTATCTCCGTAGGCTCAAAGATAACCTCAACCTCAGGATAAGGTTTCCGCTTAAAGTTCAACGTCCCCGGCAGTCTTAAGATTCGCGCTTCATCAGCAGTCACCGCAGGGTCAGCACGGAACTGATGATCTTTGCACAGCGTCTTGAGTCTTTCGGCAAGTGCCTTCCACTCATGCCTCGGGATAGTCTTGTTGAACGGCCAATAGCAATGAAAGCCATTACCGGAATCTACAATCCCCGGCGCGCCAATCTCGATTTTATTGCAAAACTCAACAAGCTCCTCAAGCGCCTGCTGCTTGGAGCTAAACTTCTTGGGGTCATCAGGATCTACATCAAGATCCATAAATAGAGTTTTGTAGAACAGCGCATTCTCTTTGATACGCTTGCCCATCTGCCCATACTTGGCGCAGCCAAAGTAAATGTTGTAGTCCTTGCCTAGCAGCCTCCGTACTTGTGCATCGATGTCGTCAAAGCTTTCTAGAAATACTTGCTTTGTAGGTGAGTTTTCTTTTAACCCTACAATGCAGTACGCCCCCTGATCGGACAATACTGTCCCTAAGAAATCTCTGTAGTTCATTGTTGCGTGTCTTTAGTTATGTTTTATAGCCACACCTCCAACATTTAGCATAGCTACAATGCGGTCACTGTATGATTGCCTCGGTGTTGACTGGCCGGTAAACCACTTATAAATCGTCATTTTTGAAACCCCAAAATACTCCGCTACCTCAATAGCAGAGATGTCTCGACTTATGCAGTACCGACCAAGTTGAACACCGAGGCTATCAGCAGATGCGCGGTCATTTGCGTCAATGATGCGCGTGCTGTAGCCCCGGTGATCCATGATTACTCTTCTTCGTCGTCTACTTCGGTCGCCTTAGGAGCAGCGAAGCGGCTGATGATGCTGTTCAAGTCTACGCCCTTGGCCGTAGTAACAGGCTCCGGCTTAGCCGTTTTAGCCTTCACGCTGGGGGGCGGAACAACATCGTCGTCCTCGTCTTCATCATCTTCCACGATGACTGCGGGCTTCTTAGCCTTCGGCGGCGGGGGAGCTTCTTCTTCCTCTTCATCTTCCTCAATGTCGATAACCGGCAGAACCTTAATCTTCGGCTTGGGAAGAGCAGGATTCTTAAGATTGTCCGTCTGCTGAACCGGCAGTTGGATAGCCAACTCCGCATCAGGGGACTCAGCCAACTCCTCCAGCTTCTTCTTCATCGACGGGCCGGGGTGACCAACAGCCGAGAATACCAGCTTCGGAGAATCCGCATCATCATCAAACGACATGCGGGTGATGATGTGGTCGATGCTGAAATTCAAAGACAGGATGAACTTCTGATACTGCTCCCAACCCATGTGCTTCTCATCCCCTTTGGAAAACAGGGACTGCGAAGGAATCACGACCTGATAGATACCGCTATCCGGATCGTTAGCAAGGGCGACGGCCATGCGCTTGGAGTAACGGCAAGCTTTCTTACCCACCCCAGAACCCGAACCCTTCACGTTCATCGGGCATTCGGCACAGGAAGCAGCCTGCGGGTTAGCGGCGCTGGCGTGCGGGACAATGCCATCAGGAGAAAAGCAATCCGGTGCAACAGCCCCTTCCGCATTCGGGTCGTAAGCCTGCTTGTAGTAGGTGCGCTGGTTTTCACGGGTGGTATTGACCACCACGATGTCCATGTACCCATCCTTGTTCTTAGCAATCTCTTCGCCGCCAACGATGCAGCGGAAGACGCCATTGCGGATAGAGATCCGCTTGAGGCTATTGCCCCGCTTGAGCTTCTTTGAAAGCTCGGACATCTCACCCCGGATGTGCTCGGGGACTCGGGTGGGTTCAAATGGAATAATGTCGTAGCTCATTGCTATCTCCTATTTAGATTTGCGTACTGTGATGGTGTAAGAACGGTCGATGTTCAGCCCTGCGGGGTGCTCATCCGGGTTCTCTTCTAGGAAAGATTTGATATTGCCCTGATGAATGCGTCTTTCCAAAAGCTCAAACGCCTTGTACTCATGCACCATGTTGTAGAACGACTCCCAGTCGTTAGTGGTGTACCGAGTCTTAATCCCACGCATAGCAATCCCATGCGGAGTCTTAATGCTGTCGGCCCCAATGTCTTTGCAGAGGTCGATAAGAGCGTGCTCAACAACTTCCAACTGCTCGTCGTATTCTTTGACGACCTTGGCTAAATTAGCCTCGGCTTCGCGTTTAGCATCGCGGATGGCGATATAGGCAGATACTAAGTCTTCTGCCGTGAATTGTCCCAAATCCATAAATTCTCCTTGGTTTGTGAAGGATGAAACGCAGATTAGTCCCTATAGTTTACTCTGTCAATACTCTTTTGTACAAATCGATAAGTTTTTCGTGACTCTCTAGGCGGTTTTGAAGCATTGCATAAAGGTCGCGTTCAACCTTGGATCCTTGAATATGCACCACGGTCATCGGGTTGCGTTGGCCGTGTCGGTCGATACGCGCATTGGCTTGGAGATAGGTCTCAGTGCTGGTGACGGGTGCGTACCAGATGATCACATTAGCAGCGGTGAGGGTAACCCCGTGCGAAGCGGCGGCTGGCTGGATAATTAAAACTTTAAGATCGTCGTCTCCTTTCGTTTGGAATCGGTTGAAGATTTCGTTTCTTTGCGTAATGTTAACTTCCCCAGAAATAATTTCATTGGGGATGCCTTCTTTAGTTAAGAATTCTTTGACGATGCTTATCGCGTGTTTGAACGGGACAAATATCAAAACTTTAGCACTGGCTTCCTCAATGACTTCCTTGACGACCTGTAGCCTATTGGATACATCGAACTCCAAGGTAGCTTTGCTGTTGCTATACACCGCCCCGCAGGAAACTTGCAGGAGCTTACTGAGGTTGACGGCAGCGTTGGCGGAAGTAATCTCCTCATCCCCGGAGATCACAAGGAACTCCTTGCGGATTAGCTCGTAGTATTTTTTCTGCTGCGCCGTAAGGGGTGCTTCACGGTCAGTATGGGTGACATCAGGTAAGTCTAGGCATTCTTTTTTAGTGAACCGAATAGCGGGTTGCAACGCCTTGAAGATTTTTTGGGAGGCGTCGCTCCTTGGAACCCATTTGAACCGACTGATGTTAATCATTACTGATTCTTTGAATGCCCCAGCAAATCGAGGCACTTGATGCGGGACACATAGCTTGGCTAGGCCGTAGGCGTCGAACGGTGATTGAGCCGCAGGAGTGCCAGTCATCATCCATAGCCACGTTGTCGGCTTGACCAGCTTATTCATAAGCTTCCAGCGTTTGGTGCCAATAGTTTTGTAAGCATTAGCCTCGTCAATGATGATGAGGTCAAAATTATTCCTAGCAATATCGTCGGCCACGATGTTTATGCCATCGTAGTTAATGATGACGTATTCATAATCTCCGTTAATTATCTTGGCTCTTTTTTCAGCCGCGTTAATTCCACTTGAATGCGCTATTCCTGTGCTTCTATGAACTGCGAACTTGAATAGGTCTGCCTGCCAAGCTGCCTGCATAATGGAAAGGGGGCATACGATCAGCACCCGTCGCACATAACCAGCCTTGATCAAGTAGTCAGACGCCCAGATAGCACTAGCCGTCTTGCCCGTACCCTGTTCGTTGAACACGAAAGCTCTAGTATTAAGCGTCAGGAACTCAGCCGTGTCCCGTTGATGAGACATTGGAGGAAACACCCCCGGCCAGTCATAGTCCCTGTGAATAGGGCTAGGGACATTTTTAACTTTCAGCTTGTTGAGGTGCTGTGCTTCTTCCAACCCCCAGTTGACCACAACGGTGTGAATGTCGGAATCAACCCTTAAGGTCTGCGCGTCTTTGATGACTTCAGTTATTTTGTCGGGGTTTCGTGTCCTAACCGCAATGTATTTGTTATCTATGATTTCCATTTATTTTTTCTTGCGTGAGACGTTCTTCTTAACCGTGTGATCGGAATTCCGATAAAAGCTCCGGTTGTCGCTCGGAGACTCAAGACGCATATTAGATAAAGAGGAATCGCCACCTTTGGACAGCGGTTTGATATGCTCGATGTCCTTCCCCTTGCGCTTGATGACCTTGCCGTCTTTACCGGGGTTATCAAACTCGTACCGCGCACGCTCACGGGCTGCGCGGGCTGGCCCTTCTTTACGCGCCTTCTGTTGCTTATATTCCTTTTTATAAGGTCTAGGCTTGTTGACGTAAGGCATTGCCAAACTCCTTTTCAAAATCGGTTTCAAATTTATCTAGAAACTCGTCGAACTTTTCCTCGCCTAACTCTTTTTCCAGCTGTTCCCAATACTCATCGTCTTTTTTATGTTTTCTCTTTTTCATCTCTATCTCCTACCATTGTGTTCGCAATCCAATACTGGACAGTAATTACGGCAAGTGAAATTAGGGACTGGATTCCATACGTCATTGTCGTAACACTTGTCCAATCTATCAGTTTCTTTTATCCACTTCTTCCAAAGTTCATGTTGGTGATCTCTGGTTAACTCTATCTCAATTAGCTCTTTGCTCACCACAAAGAGCAACGCCGCTCTGATGATTTCCACATGAGGGAAATGGGCAAAGATGGCGAGCGATAAAAGCTCCAACTGCTGTGTGTCTGCATACTTGGCTGATTTGCCGGTCTTGTAGTCCACCAGCACCGCTGACTTATCCGGCCTGTTAAGGTCAGGGATGACCAAAAAGTCTGCAATGCCCCTCCACCAAACATGGGAGGCTAAAAACTCACAAGGTTCTAACTCCCGTGTAAGACCCATCTTGTATTCAAAGAGGGGGTTTCCGGGGGTCTCAAGTAACGTATCGATGTACGGCTTGATGAACGCAAACTTGGCAGGGATAGGCACTCCATCCCGCCCATATTCCTCGGCGGCTTTGTGTACGGCGTTGCCGTAGATCAGGTGCTCGGCCTCGTCTTCCTTAATGTCTTTTATAACTCTTAAACGGTGATATTTTCTGGGACATTGTTTGAACAGGGACAAGGAAGAATAAGACCAAGTAGCCACGTTATTTCCTCTGCTTACGCATTTGAATACGCATATAGTTTTCTAAATTGAGCACAGAAGTTTTGATGTCGTTGGTAAGCCCATACGCATCGATAAATTCTTCTTGACTCGCGCCAACCTCTGCTTTCAAACAGAAATCTTCAAGTTTACGCATTCTGTTTCTAATGTCGGTAACAAACACCGCATAGTCATCAACATTCATACCTTAATCACTTTTTGCATTACCTAAGTTGCTTCCAATACCACTTTTACATGCAAGCGGCAAGCCTTCCGCCCATATGGGAGGAGTGCTCATACATTTTTCTACATACTGCTGTGCCATCTCAGCTTCTTCCAGCGGGGCAATGATGGCGATAGCGTCGTGGACAGTCAGAACCACTCTATATCTCTTAGCGATCCATGTCATCTGTTCCGCTATAACGCACCGCGCTATGGCTTGGATGACGTTTTCCACAACTTTTCCACCGTATATCTTAGTGCGCCCCTTGCGGGTTTTATAGCTAAACTGCCCCTCGGCGTCCTTCTCAAGATCTGTATACCCAAGGTAGTACCCGCTCGGAAGATGGAACCCTTTCTTCCTCAACACCACTGCATTGGGCTGAGATCCAAACAGGAAAGTCTTACCTTGAAGCATAGCCTCAAGGCACCGCTGTGCATCCTTCCATAACTCAGGAATGTATTCATAAGATTCCCGATAGGTCTTGATGATCTGTTTGCACTCAGGTAGCTCAAGCTCCACCCCTGCGGCTTTCAAAGAACTCTGGAACTTCTCAGCCCCAAGGCCATACCCACACCCAAGCACTACGGTCTTGCCCATGAAGCGTTCGTCTTTGGAGATTTCTTCGACCGGCTTTCTGTAAATCTTAGAAGCCATAATCTTGTAAACGTCCTCCTTGTTGGCGAACGCCTGCACTAAATCATCTTGTCCCGCTACCCACGCCAACACCCGCGCCTCGATCTGCGAAGAATCACAGTCAATGATGCGGTAACGCTTTGGCGGCAATATGCACTCTTTTAATGTGCTATCCCCCCGGCTCGGCAGGTTTTGAAGGTTAAGACTATCGCTCCCACCCCATCTCCCAGTATGAGCGGCATAGTATTTGAGCGGAACTGGTAAGGATCCTCGGCTGGCAATCCCAAGGAATCGCTCGGTTCTGGATTCCTCAAGCGTAGATTTCGTCCCTAGTCTGGCTGCCACCACCGCCTGCACCACAGGGTTGGGGTGCTCCGCTAACTCCTTAAGCCCCTCGTCAGACTTAGCAAAAGCATAAGTCTCCTTCCCGGTTGTGAGGCTGGTCTTGGTTGGCGGCTCAACGCCAAGGCTTCTGAGCAAATCTGCAAACTTAGGATTAGATTGCAGTATCTCCGGCTCCGACTCACAAGCTTGCAATAACTCGTACTTGCGGGCTTTTACCTCTTCTAGGTGTTGACAAAGCCGCTTCTTTGCTAACCGTAGGGCAGGCTCGCTAAACATCTTAACGGTCAGGCTTATGACTTTAAGCTCAGTTTGCGAAACCTTAGGATAGTAGACCGCGAATAAATCGTAGGTCAGGTCGCAGTCGTTGCGGCAATACGCGCCATACCGCTGGAGTTCCTCCGAAGTGAAGTCCTCTCGTCGCTTACCCAGTGCGTGGACAACTTCCTCGCCTTTGACCCCCAGCCCATGCCGCTCGGCAGCGGCTTTGAGAGACCCACTAACCTCAAGTCCATCTAGCGCCCGCGCCAGACTGAGCGTGTCGATCCACATTTTGGGGAAGATTCCAAAGACCCACGAAAGAATTGCTGCATCGAACATGGCGTTGTGTGCAATTGCAGCGGAGTTGGCCCAGTCAAACGTGCGTAGGAACTCTCTGGTTTCATCAAGCGTTCCGCTGAAAAACATGGCGAGACAATCAGCTTCCTTGACCCCAACACCAATAACCTCAAATCTAGGGTCACGGATGTATTCCTCCGTTGTCATTTTTGACAAGGAGTATTCCCGGTCGTAACGAGTTTCAAAGTCTATTGTGATAATCTTCATGCTTACTTCTCCTGTACAAACCCCAACCGCCTAATCGCAAGCTCCATCAACATCGCCGCATCCATCAGCCCGTTAGGTGATGCGCTAAACGCAGTGCGCCACTCACCGTTAGCCCCTAGTCCGATAAGCCCGACACTAACTATTTCTCCGCGTTTAGCCATATCAAGCCACCCCTCCAGCATCGCAATAGCGTTATCACTTAGTGGATTTTTAAGCAATGTGATGTTGTCGTTCATGCCTTCACCTTCTGCATCACCGCATAAATTTCATCCATGCATTTCGCCGTTGCATACTGCTCGGCACCGGCCAGCAAGTCTTTGCGTAACAACGCGATAATTTCGTGCGCCATCTCCAGTCCCTCGCGTAATCCCGTCGAGTATCCTTGTCTCCACGCCGTGATCTGCACATCGTGCATGGCGGCTTCCAACTTTTTCTCTACTTTCTTTGTGTTCATTTCTCCCCCCTTGCGCGGATGGCTTTGGCGCAGCCCATCAGCAATTCCCCCGTAAACCTCTGCATGTCCGGTGCGCCAGCAAGTCCCGCCAGATCGACCCCACCCTCCAAAAACTTCGCACACGCCTCGCGCTCGTTTTCGCGCCACTCTCTGATCATCGACCTGATTTCGGCACGCGCCTGCAACGCTTCTTCGTAGCTTTTGTGGACGCTGATGTTTTTCCATCCGCCGCCAGCCCATCTGTCAAGGAATGCTTGACCGTTGACGATTTCAATCTGCATGTTGAGGTCGTCGGCCTCTGAATAACTGCCGCCTCGCAGCCCCGGTGCAAACTTTTTCATTCCTGCCCCCTTGCGCGGATTTCCGCAGCGATCTTTGAGTATTTTTCGTCGGTAGTGTGTCCGTCCCATCCCTTGGTGTAAGGCATCAAATGTGCAAACATCGCCTCATCGTCCCGGTGGTAGTGCCAACTTGCTTGGCCCCATGGGAAGTCTATGTACACGCAGCCGTTCCAAGCCTCATCCCAACCCTCAATCGTTGTCTTAGCCTTCCCAGACGGAAACAGAATAGTTAGCAAAGCCACTAATTGATTGCGCTCTCGATACGCAATGTCGGTTTCCCGCGCACACACCTCGCGCTCGGCGGCGGCGACAATAGCGGCGAAGCGTTCAAAGTAGTCGATGAGGCCGCCCTCCATTAGCCCAGTTAGCCCAGCTTCCCGCGCCATCCTGATGATGTCTTCACGGTTCATTTCTTCATCCTCCGCACGTACACCGCCGTCCCGTCTGGCCAAACCGCCGCTGCGTTTTCGGCAAACGCGGCCAGCATCCACCGCCCCGCGTAGGTGCCGTCGATGGTGCCGATCAAATCGTACTCCAGCGCCTCGTCAATTTGCTGGCACG